CATTGACCGTCTCGAGAACCGATAGTAAAGATAGAACCAGGCCGATGACGGGCAACATGAGGGAGGAATTTGAGAAATTTCTTTTGGCCAACGGGCTGACGCCAGACCATAAAAAGGGGTTGATTGCCGACGGATCGATCGGCAGGGCTTTCATGGATGTGGATGGTAAGCAGAAGCTCACCGGCTGGTATCAAGTGTGGCTGGATCAGAGTGTACCTTTCGGTAGGTGCGGCGATTATCGTTTCGATGCGAATGCGCCGATGGCAACGTGGAAGCCAAGCAACGCCAGCAATTACAAGATGACCGACAAGGATCGTGCTGAGATCGCCGAGCTGGCCGAGAAGGCCAAGGAGGAGGCTGCGCTTAAGCACGCTAAGGCTGCTAAGAAGGCGGGGTTGGAATGGGCGCACGCCATCGAGTTTTACAACCATAAATACCTTACTGAGAAGGGCGTAAAAAACCACGGTCTCAAGGCAAGTCCCGACGGCAATGTGCTGCTCGTGCCGATGCTCGACGAAAATCTGGACTTGGCGGGAATACAATATATCAATGACGTGGGGGCCAAGAAGTTCCTTTACGGTTCCAAGAAGAAGGGCAGTTTCTTCATCATCGGTCAGGATCTTCTTGAGCGTGCTCACACCATCAACTATGCCGAGGGTTATGCCACAGCGGCCAGTTATCATGAGGATACGGGCCAGCCGGTGGTGGTGTCCTTTGACGCCTACAACTTGGGGCCGGTCACACAAACGATATTCAATCACTTCAGCGACAGGCAGCACGTCATCATTGCCGATTTCGATGACTCAAAAACTGGCGAGAGGCAGGCAATAAAGGCAGCGCAGGCAATTCATTCGGAGGGTGGCTTGTGCGAAGTGCTGATGCCGACCAGCTTGGGCGACTATAACGACGCCAAGCAGGAGTTGATACTGGCGGGGGAGGATGAGCCGCCTGCACTGAACAATCTGATGGTGCCGGAGGACTTTGACTTCCAAGTCAGCGGCACAGGAAAGTTTCTTAACACCAAGCAGAACGTGCGCGGTGTGCTGACCGTCGAGCAGATCAGTGTCGTTTACAACGTCATCAAGAAGCGCATGGAGATCAACGTGCCGCATAGTAAATTTATTGCGGACATGAAAGATGAGGCGGCGCTCATTGAGATCGAAGATCGCTGCATTCAGCGCGGCATACCCCACATGAAGGTGAGAGACTATCTGAAGCTGCTGGCGGAGGAGTTTAATCCGGTGAGGGAGTGGATTGATCAAAAACCGTGGGACGGCATCCCGAGGCTTCCGCAGTTCCTGAACACTGTTACCTCAAGTAACAATGAGCTGAAAGATATGCTGATGACCAAGTGGTTGACGGGCTGTGTTGCTGCGGCTTACGAACCGACGGGTGTGGAGCTGGAGGGGATTTTAGTCTTCCAAGGCGCTCAGGGGGTGGGTAAGACCCAGTGGTTTAAGAACCTAGCGCCAAGGTCGAAGGATTGGTTGTTGGAGGGGGCGACGCTGAACCCAAGCGACAAGGACAGCGTGAAGCAAAGCGTGAGCCATTGGATCGTCGAGCTGGGTGAGATTGAGTCTACCTTTAAGAAGAGCGACATCGATCAACTCAAGGCGTTCGTCACTAAGAAAACCGACGAGCTGCGCCTACCCTACGACCGAGCCTTTACAACTTACCAGCGGCGCACGGCGTTTTATGCGTCCGTGAATGGCCGAGAGTTCTTAGTTGACACCACCGGCAACCGGCGTTTCTGGGTTGTGCCTGTCATTACTATGAACTACCAGCACAACATGGATATGCAGCAGGTGTGGGCCGAGGTGAAGGAGACGCTGTACGAGGCACCAGAGCGCACATGGTTTCTCTCCGAGCAGGAGAGGGATATGTTGCAAGAGTCCAACGAGTTCTATCGCACGCAAAGCTCCGTCGAGGATCTCATACTGGAGCACGTCAACTTCGAGAGCATACTTACGAAGCCTGTGCAGATGACCAAGCTGCTGCGTGATCTTGGCATCACCACGCCGCGCATGGCGGACTTCAAGGACGCCGCGAGGATACTCAGCGACAAGGGAATTGAGCCGAGGCGAAGCAACGGACGCAAGATATACGATCTGGACTACTCGCCAGCGGTTGAGCCAACCGCCACGGGTGGCTGGCAGTACGTGCCAACGATGGACGATTAACGAACCGACGAGGGTATTGATATGGGATTTGACTACGCAAAAGAGTTGGAGCGGCGGGCCTTCATTGATCAGGTCGTTGAGCACGCCAAGACAATGGGGGCCGAACTGTTAGAGGTTGATGTGGATAGCCGCCTAGTTCTAGCCAACTGGAATCGCGACCCAGATAACCGGCAGGACTATGTTAGCTGGCTGGTTGAGCCGTCGTACCAAGGCAGGGTGGCATTTACTATTGGGCGCTACTACCACGGTGACTGGGACTGGGCGCTTGCTGACTATAAGCAAAGGCTGGGCATCACGCACTAGATGCGCTCTTCTAATCACGACGAAACGGTACTGTGTTGGGGTGCCGTTTTTTTATGGGGGACAGTTTAGTGTAGGGTAAGCAGGGTATAGCTAAACAGGGTGCAGGTTAAATAATGATCATATGTTAATTGTCTGTAATGTTTGGTGGTTAATAAATGAACTGTACAAATTTTAGCTATACACTGTACCCTGTTGGCAATATCAAGATTATCTATATATATCAATATCTTACTAACAGGGTAGGGTAGGGTATAGTAAATAAACATTTATATTATTGAGTGATATTATGGTACAGCGGACAGGAGTGGGGAGAGTTTTGATAAAGTTTGCTGAGCTATACCCTACCTGCACTGTACCCTGTTCAACAACCGGAGACGATAAATGAGTGGCGAGTACATACCGAAGAAGGGCCGACCGAAGAAGGAAAAGCAGAGCATCGCACCACCGCCCATCATGCAGTTCGATCCCGATGAGGAGAGAGGCCTGACGTCGATGCAGGTGGGATTTGTTTGGCACTACACCGAAGGTGCTTGCGGCCAGACCGAGGCCGCTCGGCGAGCAGGATTCTCCTTCCCTGCCAATGCGGCATCGAAGATGCTGAACGGAAGAGATGCACCGAAGGTGACGAAGGCGGTGAGGATGGCGCAGGAAGAGTTGCGAGAGAAGTACGCCATCACGCCAGAGAAGACAGGCAAGATGCTATGGACGATCGCAGAGACGAGCTTCGAGAACGGAAGCTATAACGCATCGGTGGCTGCGATCAAAGAGCTGAACCAATTGGCGGGCCTGACCATTCAGCGCAGCCAGAACCTGAACATCAATGCCGACCTGAATAAGATGACCAAAGATGACATCAAAGGCAGGCTGAATGAGCTGCTGGGTATCGAGTCAGACATGAAGGATAATGACCTGTGATAGGCATAAGCTATGGTTATGGTAGAGTTGATAGGTGTGGTCGATAGCAGGCTAGATAGCTATTACCTATGGTTATGGTAGAGTTGATAGGTGTTAGCAATACTAAGAGGGGGGCGTCGCCCGCCCTCGGCCCCCAGATATTCCATAAAGGAATAAAACTCCCCAGCTCTTATTCCACCAAGTAATAAGCAGGGGAATTCCCGCTGGTTCAGGCGGTCGGGTGGCGAACCCTGTGAGCACAGGGGTCACGATAGGCCCATGAGGCCGCACGACGGGCCATGAAAGGATCCCTATGGGGGGGGCAAAAACCTGACTAATATTCCAATATTTTTAAGGGGCCACCCCCCTGTGAGAGATCGGCGCTCGGCGGTGAGCGTAAACTGGGTTTGGCGCATAGAATATCCATTTTTCAGCAATTCCAAAAAAAGACCCGCCGGTCGCGAATGCCAGACGAAAGTATGTTTTCAACTGCGCGACCGAGGGGCCAAGGGAGTATAAAAAGTAAACACCGCTCCTCAAAAATTTATTTTAATTTTGAAACAAAACGGAAAGGCCGTATGATGCGGCTTTAATTAATGGAGCGCATCATGAAATATTCACCCCACCTCCGGCTGGTTCAATAATGGCCGACTCGCGCAACAAGGGAGCGGCGTTTGAGCGCGACATCTGCAAACGCCTGAATGGTTTCTTCGACGAAGTCGGCTATGATTTCAAGTGCAAGCGAAACCTCGATCAGTACCAGACGAAAGACCTCACCGACATTGAGATCCCGAATCACGCTATTGAGTGTAAATCGTACAAGGATGGTTGGTGGTTTCAGACGGCTTGGTGGACTCAAGTCACGGCGGCCTGCCAAGACCTTACTCCCGTCCTGATTTACAAATTCAACAACAAAGCCATTCGCGTGTGCGTACCGCTCCACTACATCAACCCGCAGCTTGAGTTTGATAACCAGCAAACCGCCGTGATGACGTTTGACCAGTGGCTGGTTATACTGAGGTCTAAATTGGACATCAGTACAGGAGCAGTTATTCATGACGCGCCGAAGTAAAGAAATATCATCGATTAGTCGGGTGGGCCGCACCGAGCCGTTTAATTTGCAGGTGTCCCGTGGTCAGGTTGCTTACCATACGCCTGTTGAGAAGTTTGGTGTGAACCCTGATATTGTCAACACTGAGGAGACTATCTGGCAGCAGGGCGGTAATTACCCGTGGCCCGCGTCAGTTCAGACCATGTACGTCAGCAGCACGAGTGACGACGACGCGCTGGGTGGTACGGGCGTTGAGAAGATTAAAGTCTTTGGTTTGGATGCGAATTACGATGAGGTTATCGAGGAGGTTGAGTTAGATGGCCAGACTCAGGTTGGCACCGACAATCAGTATATCCGAATATTTAGGGCTTACGCTACCCTTGCTGGTTCGGGTGGGACATCGGCGGGTACTATTTATATTGGAACCGCGCCTTCGGTTGCAGGAGTGCCGCCGGTTGTTTACGCCAACTTAGCCGCAAGCAATCAGACGCAACTTGCTCTCTATACCGTCCCAAGCAACACAACACTCTATCTGGGTAGTGTCGGCTTCACTGCCGCCATAGCCCAAGCCAATAATAATGTGACGGCATCTGTTCGCATCAGGGAGTTTGGTACTAATGTTTGGCGCACCATCATCACGCAGCAGTTGCGCGACAATCAGCTTTTTTTGCACTTCGATTACCCCTTAGCCATACCAGAAAAAACAGATATTGAAATGCGAGCCATATCCACCACAACGGGCGTCAATGGCGTTACGGTCAGTGGGGAATTTGAGGGTGTTAATATCTGGAATGGCGATGTATTATGACCGCGCACTTTTTTAAATCATAGGAACCATGGAGAAATAGAATGAAAAAATCAACAGTATTATTGAGTTCAATATTAGCGGCATCAGTTAATGCGGCAGACATTTCCTTATTTGCTGACGGCAAGCAATATGACGCCCCCAGCGGTGTGGATCTAATTACTATGGGAGCAGGTCTCGAAGTTAAGCTCGACGACCACGTCAGCTTGGTCGGAACTTACGCGGTTCAAGAAAGCGCGAGTGAAGGCGTTGACCTTGACGGCGTTGCTACAGCAAGCATCCGAATCGGTAAAACTTTCTCAACGGGCGTCATGGCTTACGTCGCGCCGACTTACGTTTCATAC